GACATATGTGGCGCGAACAGCAAAACTATATGTTAACGATACCATTGTCACACTAGTAGGCAATTTGACTACCTCCGAAGATCAACAAGTAGGTGAAGCTGAATTTTTGATAGAAGGAGGGGGAATTGAGAAGTTTTTAAACATCTTCAAAGCCAAGGGAGTAGGGCTTATACACTTTGTGAAGGAAGCCCTTGGTATGATCAATATCAATACCACTTATGATGACATTGTAAAGTACATGAACCACAGCAATACCACCGCTGTATACGTGCGTAATGTAAAATCGTTTGTTGTTTGGTTAGTTTCAACATTACCAGCAATGATTTCAGATTTCATGTGCAAGTTGGGCTGGATTAAGAGAGATCTTGATACTAAAGGAGAACTGACCCAATGGATGGAAGAGAGCCAACAGCTTATTGATGAAGGCAAGGATGACTTCGATTACGTCAATACTCATACTGATGATATCGAACGCTTGTCTAAGGAAGGTAGGAAGTTGGTACCAAAATTGTTAAAATCTCTGCAAGGCGTCAAAGATTTTGGAGGAACCCAATTGTACCAACATGCAATGAAGATCTGTAAGGAAATGGACCAAATGATGGATTTTGCGGCAGTGGTGAAAAAGTCTAACAAAGCAAGAGCATGCCCATATGTGATCTGTTTTAGTGGACCTACAGGAGTGGGTAAATCATCTATTGTTACATCACTAGCTGACTACATCTATACCCAGACCCACGATGGAGAAGGAACATCTAATCTAGTTTACACCAGAAAGACATCAACTGAATACTGGGACGGTTATACCAAGCAGTTTGCTGTGGTCTATGATGATGCTAATCAGAATTTGGAAAATGCTGACATAATCGAATTGTTCGATTTGAACACCAATATGCCATTTATATTACCTATGGCTACACTTGATAACAAGTCTATTGGTGTGAAAGGAACAACATTTGATTCAAAGCTAGTATTGCTATGTACCAACAAGGCTTTTCCAATGACGGATTGCACCATTGCTGATCGCCAAGCATACTTGCGAAGGAGACATCTGGTATTCGAAGTGACCAAAACATCAAATGCTAAGTTGCCAGATTTCAGTAATCTGAGATTCAAATTGGTGGATTCAGTAACGGGACAAGAGATACCAATAGCTATCGATGGAAGGGACAGGAATGACCTCAATGTAAATGAGCTGTTCAATTTTGTATTGCGCAAATATGAAGACCATGCTAAAGAGCAAGAAGAACTGCTTAAAAACATTCCAGAATTGGCTAGAAATGTGATGCAAATGAACAACACGATGCAAGAGCGCGACATCAATCCTGCGCCATTGGGTCCAAGTTTCCATGGTTTGACGTGTAAACATGATAAGACTAGGTTTGTGCACGAACACATTGGAGAATCAGAAGCACTGAGCGACGAAGAGACAAGTGGAGAAGAACAAGAGACAACAGTCGTCACACGGAACATTCCTGGTACCTATAGGTACGCCAAGAAGGGAGAAGGAGAATTTGAAGTCATCAATGATGAGATGTACCGATGTGTGAAATGCAGAGGGCTAACATACAAATACAATGTCTTGTGTAGATCATGTTATTGCGTGCATTGCCCATATTGTAGTGCTCATGGAATGTCTATCTTAAAACAGTTCGTCACAGAACCAAGATTGTTCGATCTGTTTCGAGACAAGGCAGACGATGCCGCACGAACGTGTCGAAGAGTAGCGAGTAGATGGACGCGTGCAGTACAGGATACAATGCAAAAGCTTCCTGAAATGTTTTCTTATAAAACTCTTGCAACAGTGGCAACAGCGTTTTCAGTTCCACTGCTGGCTGGATTGGCCTATCACTATTATAAGAAACGTGAAGCTGCTGATTATTGTAAGAACATCATAGATGAGTGTGAGTTTGACGCTGAAACAGCGGTGTCATTCCACGCCATGGGACTTCCAAAAGTGCAAACGAGAGAACAAATGATGGAAAAACGAAAGGACGTTATGAACATCTTGGCAGATTCATCAATACAAG